CGTTTCTGTCTAAATGGTCAATGAAACCATCAACTTGATAATCAGCAGGATTTGCGATACCTTCGTTGTCAGTCATATTGTTTATACCATTCATCCATCTTTCAAATGCTCTGTACAATTTAAAGTCAGTATCATTTAATACCGTAATTGTCCAAGGTTCGAAAGTTCGATCCCCAGCGATATTAAGTTTTCTTCCTCTAAAGTCAATAGGTATATTACCTATTGTTTGTCCAGGTATAGCAGTTGCTTTACATAAGAAAGCTAGATCAGATGTTTCACCACCTACTGCAGCGTAACCAGGAAAAGGTAAAGTTACCTTAAACTGATTGGCTCTCGCCCCACCGCCTCTTAAACGAGATTTGAAGTCATTTATATTTGGCATTTTATTTTATCTCCTCTCTATTAAGATCCTGCTACTTCAGAAAAGGATACACCTGATCTTGTAGCAATAAAGTTAAGTTGGATGAAGTTAATAGAACGTGCAGGTTTGATAAAGATATCAGCTCTGAATTCATTTCTATCAATAACATCTCCAGTATTATTTGTATCGTCACAAACTACTGAAAAGTCTGTGATTCCTCTACGACCTTGTACATCTCTTAGGAAAGGTTCTACTAGATTTCTAAATTGTGCTCTAGTGAATTCGTCATTGAATTCAAATAGTTGAAATTTAGCAGCAGTAGAAACAGCCTTTTCTAAAACAATAAACAATCTTCTAACATTTATTCTGTCAAAAGCACTAGGTTTAGATTGAGCAGTTTTATCACCAAACAATACAGTACCTTGTCCAGGAAATGATACAACACTATTTACTTTAGATTTGTATAATTCATCTCTTTGAGTTTGGTTTGGATTGAATGCTAATTTAACAGCACCTCTAATTTGACCTCTATTGAATCCACCTGGTGAGAACCAAGCGTCTGCAATACTGTCAGTTCTAGCACAAAGACCAGCAATGTCTCCGTTCAAAGGAACGAATCTATAAACGTCATTGTATCTATCGTACATATATTTGTAACCACTATCAATTACAGCATAACTTGTTGACGGTAAACCATCAGCAAATCCTACTACATTTTGAGTTTGTGTGATTGCGTTTGCAACACCAACTACATCTGCTCTCGCAGGTGATATGAAAGCAACACAGTCTTTTCTTGCTGTTGCAATATCCATAACAGCAGTTGCTTTTGTATCTCCAGTGTCGTCAGCACTTGTTTGAGATGGTCCACATAATAGTAAACTTAAATCAACGTTTTCTACGTCATTAAATTTCTCGTATGCAGTAGCAATTTCAGCGTTAGTAGCAGCAAAGTCATCTGTACCAGCTGTAAGTGAAGTGTTAGATACTACGAAAGCGTCACCAACTGTATTATCAAAAGTTGTACCTACTTTAGTCACACCATCTGATAAAGTAGCAATATGATCTATCCAGTAAATGTATTTTGATTGTTGATATATTACTTGTGGATAATAGTTACTTGCACCAGTAGAAGTTTTAGCGTCAAACGCCTGTGAAACACCTTCAAAAGTTTCTAGGATTGTTCCAGCAGTTCCTGTGATTGAACCATCTTCATCTATTACTGCAATATGCATTTCATCATTTGAACCACCAGCAGCAGCTGTATCGTCTGTTGTTGACGGTGGAGTTGAAAAGTTAAAGTAGTATTCCCAATGTCTTAGGAATTTAGCGTCATCAGCAATAGCGTGTCTTAAACCACCAGTTTCAGTAACTCCTGTTTGAGGATTGAATCTTGCGATTGTTAGAACGTTTGTGCTGATTGCAGTTACCTTGTAGTAAAATCCTGAAGGTGCACCTGAAGTTGAAGGCACAGCAGTTGCGTCTCCAAACTCTAGTATGTCGCCTACTTGAACCAAAGATCCATCATCTGCTGTGATGGTTGTATCTCCGATAGCCGCAGTAGCGTCATTTACTATTAGAGTGCCACTTTGTGAATGAGGTCCAAAAGCAGTAGAGTTAGGACATAAAGAAACTTTTAAACTGTTTCCTAATGTTCCTGCTTCTCTAGCAGCCCATGTTCCAATGTTTACTACTTGTCCAGCGCCTGATGCTGAATAGTATGTATCTAAATAGTCAGCCGTATTTTTAATTAAGACAGCAGATCCAGTTGAAACAGAATTTAATAATCCTGTAATTGGTCTTACTACCTTCAGATTGTTTCCGTAACCTAAAAAGTTAGCAGCACAAAACCATTCTTCAAAGTTATCTGCATTTGGTTTCCCAAATGTATCAGCCAACTCTTGCTCAGATGAGATCGTAGTAATTTCATCAATCGGTCCTTTTTCTGCTGTAATAACGATTCCACCAGAAGATGTAGATACTGCTGGTACGATATTCGTTAAATCCTTTTCAGTCACATTAACACCTGGTGATACTTGAAAAGCCATGTTTAGTTCTCCTTAATATTAATATTAATCTTTATTAGTTATAACCCTTTTATACAGATATTTATATGTATCAAAATCTATACTATTCACCCTTACGATAAGTTACTGGTCGCCATATTTCACCTGCGTCAACAAAATAACCATCATTTCCGTCAGGATCATCTAATCCGTTATCTATAAAACCAAAAGGTGCCATGTCTGCCTCAATTGCGTTCTTTTGATCTGTAAACATTTGTCCTCGTACATCAACATTTGTTAGTTCTTTAAAATATCTTTGATTGGCAACCCAAGAAAAGATAACTAGACACATTACTAAATCATCATGAGCACCACTCTCAGCCTCAAAAGATTTTCCCCTAGAAATAAAAGTAGATAGTTCAGATACAATATCAAAATCTTGAACAATTAACTTATCACCTTCTATCAGACTTTTCAGATTTGAAGTTCCGATTTTTTTAGTACCTTTCGTCATTCTTAATCCTAGTTGATTACCTCTACCACTAAAGCCGCCACCTAATACTTGACCTGCTCTACCTCGTTGTGTAACCATCATCATGTTGTCGTATTCTAATTCAAATTGCATTGCGTCTGCCACTTGTTGACCTAAATCGTTTATCTCTATTAACACATATGCCTTGTTATAATAATCTGCTACCTTCTTTAATATATTCGGAAAGACAATCGGTTTGATATCATTGTTTCGATACTTTGCAACTATCTTATATGGTGCCTGTGTTACGTCAATTACTATAAAGGCAGAATAGTCATTTGCAATACCTCTTGCAACGTCAACAGTTGTGACATAAGTATGATTCTTTTTAGGCATTTCATAAACATCTAATCCATCAGGACTTCTTTTAGGGTCAACGATGGCCATTGTCTTTAATTTTTGTGCATTGATAAGTGTATCAACACTACCTAGAAACTCACATTCAAACTCGGTTTGAAACTGTGCCTCACTTGTATTCTTGATTGTTTGTTTTTTCCATTCTTCATCACGACCAGGCACTTCTGACCAGTGTACTTCAATAGGTTGAAAAGTATTTTTCTTATTAACAGCATCCGTCCACATCTTATAAAACATATTCATTCCATGTGGAGTAGATACTATCATTACTTTAGATGATTTACCAGACGAGATTGTAGGATAAACTGAGCTAAAGAATTCTTCCGCAATATTGTTGGGTACATAGGCAAACTCATCTAGGAATATAATATTAAAGGTACTTCCCCGAACAGCACTTGATGAAGTTGAAGCCGCAACGATTCTACTTCCGTTTTCTAGTTCTAGGGAACCTTTGTTCCAGTTAAGAACGCCTTGTTGCATCCATTTCGGCAAGTACTCGTAAGCTAATTGCAATCGTCCTAATAAATCTCTTGCCGTAGAAGATTTGTTGGCTAGTATTGCAACATTCACATTATCGTTAAACAAAACGTAATGTAAGAGGTAGGAGACAATGATAGTTGACTTTCCACTTTGTCTAGGTAACTTACATATTGTAAACCTATTGTCGTGAAAAGTATCTACCATCTTCCGCTGAAAGTCATACATCTCAAAAGGTACAAGACCTTTATCAATTGTGACAATTTTTAAATAGTGTTCTATGAAATATTTAGGATCCTCAAGACACTTCATCACTTCATCTACTTGTTTTTTAGTAAATCGTGTTTTTGTGTGAGCCTTTTTTAAATTAGGATTACCTAAGTATTGGTCTAAAGTTGCCATTATTTTTGATCTTTGTTTTTCTTTATCATTTTTTGTAGTTCGGTTGTTGAACCTACAAATAAAGCATTAGTAACATTTTTTGGTCCTAGTTCTTTTACATCTTTAATTTTTTTAAGTTTATCTTGTAAGTCTAATAGATTTTGTGCAATCTCACTTTGACCTTTAATTAATTGTCCTGCCACTTCATATGCTCTAGGGTGTTCACCTTCTTTTGCCAATGCAAGTATTCCGTCTATTGCTTCGTTACCTTTTTCTAATAACTTGTAAAGTTCTCCTCTACCAGTATCAAAGTCTGTATCAACATCATCATTTTGTGGTGCGACAGGTTTAGGTGGTTCTTTTGCAATCTCTAAAGGATTCTTTTCTTCTGTTTTATCTAGCACTTCTTCTGCTATGTTTAGTACTTCATTTAACTTGTCGTCAATATTACTCATTTTAAAACCTTTTGTTATTATGTATCGTTACCAGTTCCTTCATCATAGTTTTTACCATCATCAAAAAACTCTAACGTTTCTGTGTATGTATAAACATCATCTTTGTCAGCACTTGTAGGATTAGGAGTGACTGTCACTCTTTCACTACGAGATGGACTTTGATCTGCCGTATTAGTATATAAATCTGCTGATACTTTTCTTATAATAGCACTTGAACTAATTGGTCCATATAGATATATTTTTGCAGTAAATTTTAATGTGTATATAATTCTTCTTCTATCAGTTAATGCACCTTGATAACTATCTTCATAATCAACACTTTCTAATATAAAAGGAATATCTCTTTTTGTATCCATGTAATCTCTATCAATAATCATAGTGACTGTATAGTCTGGTTGAAAGTATGGTAGTATCTGCTCTATGATTTGAAGACCATCGTCTGAGGTTGCAGTAAAAACATTTAATTCAAAACTTACATCATATGGCACAGGAGAATATTGAGTATATACTTTTTTTTCATCTCCAGTGGCATTTTTAGCCACACTATGTTTCTGATTTTTATTTAATTTACGAGAAGAATCATAAGCATAACCAGTGACATCAAATGACATTCGAGGTAGAGTAATCGCCACGCTTGAATCGTCTCCAGTTAAATTTGCATTTTGATCTAGTCTTGCAATAAACTTTTCTTTAGGTGCATATGATAAAGGCACTCTAATAGTTTGTAAAGGATTCCCGCTAGAATCCAATCGTTTAATATTGATATTATTAAATATCGTACCAAATGCAATTACAGTATTTCTTATTGATTTGTGATAGAAGTGTTGTCCAAAC